TTCACCCCGTCGAACGCGCAGAAGCCGTCAACGCCGTAGTAGTAGCAGATGCCTCCAACCCGGATGACGCTGTTCGGCGCCGTCGTTCCTCGTGCTCCTTGCACTTCGCTGAATGCGAACACCGCGGGCGGGCCGACATAGGTGACCCTTCGGACGCTGCGCTCCTGGATAATCGCCGCGTCCGCACCGAGCAGGCCGCCGACAATCGCCTGAACGCTTCCGCCGTCCGGGAAGTCCTGCCGATCCGACTGCACCTGCGCAGCAGTGACACTGCCGATGGTGGGCCAGGTCTGCGGGGCGTTGATGGCCGACCACCACACCCGGTTCGGCTTGAATGTGTCGGTCGAGTCCCACGTATTGCCGAGCATCAGGAAGTCGCCGACAACCCCCACGACCTTCGCCTTCGGGGCCGCCGCGGCGAGGTCGGCGAAGTCAGACGAAGACCCGATCACATAGCTCTGGGGTGCAACGTCGAGGTTCACCGCAATGACCCGCTGCCCGAATACGGCGAAGCCCCACAGGTCGCCTGCGGGCGTCGTATAGGCCGCCTGGCTCACGTCCTCCCATGCCCCCATGAGGCTGGAATCGAGCCTGTAGAGGCCCGTCGCCGTCGCGGCGAAGCAGTTCACGTCGCCATCCGCATCCCGCACGAACGTCGCGCCGCGGTTCTCACCGGACAGGGCATTCGAGTAGTTCGCCAGCGCCGCAATGGGGCCGTAGCTCTTGGCGCGCGGAAACACGTTCAGCGCCGTCAGCGCGCCGGGGTTCATGTGCGCCGGCTGGTCGGGAAGCCATTGCTGGAGCGGGACCAGCATTGCTATAGTGCCCCTGCTGCGGAAGCGTGTAGCCACGCATTCGCGTTCGTCACGGAAGTCTTGTCCGAGTACGCGAGCGGTTCAGCGGCCCCCTTCGCACGACGTGGGGTGCACGGGAGTTCAAATCCCCCCTCGGACAAGCTGTCGGGATAGCATCCGACCCGCAGCGTCTTCATCAGAAGTACCTCTTGGCGCTGACCACGCCCTTCGTCACCCGGCGACCGCTTTCCGCCCGCAACGCCTGGTGCGCCGCCTGCTCCTGCGCCGCAGCGGTGGCCGCGAGCTGGGGGACGGTCCTGATGACATCCGTGTAAAGGATGCGCTTCGCCTTGTTGCGGATGTACGCCTCGCCGTAGGTCATCCAGGCGTTGGTATCCGCACTCAGCGAAAGGTCCACCAGCCGCTTGTGGTAGCTGATGAACATCGTGTAGCTCGCGTCCGGGGTGGGATAGAGGCGGAAGTCGTCGTTGTAGTAGGCGAACATCTTCGGCATGCCCGTCGTCGCCTGCGTGTCGATGCCGTCGATGTAGACCCAATCCGCATGCGTCAGGTCATACGTCGAGCCGTTGACGCTGATGATGAGGTTGTCGAGCTCAATCAGGTCTGTCGGCGCGTCGTAATAGGCCGGCTGGCCCTGCGTCGCATCGGTCACGGCGAAAGCCCGGCCCTCGGTGAACCAGAACCGCTCGATCTCGGCTTCCGCGATGGCCGTCTTGATGACGCGCGGAATCTGCGTCGTCGTCAGGTCCGTCCTGGCGATCTCGTCCGCAATCCGCGAAATCATTGTACCGAAGTTAGACATCGCCCTTGCAGAACCTGACGTGGTTGTGGACACCCTGCGGCTTCATCACCTTCCCGCACTTCGGGCACGTCTCGCGGCCCGCGATCACGCCGTCAGCGTCCGGGATGGGGATGAACTTCATCGGCTCCGTGATCGTCACGGCGACTTCCTGCGCGCGCATCGCGTTGATCTGCCGGCGTCTCATGCTGCATCCACCATCTGGGACATCGCGGTCCGCCATTCGTCGGCGTACTCGACGTTCTGGCAGTCGTTGAACCACGGCCCGCCGAGCGTGTAGTGGATGCCCTTGGGAGAGGGGCATTCCTTCGCCGTGTTCGTGCCGACCAGGTAGTTCCATTCCACCGGCAGTTCGCCGATCTCGGAGTCGTCGAGCCAGTCAAAGCCGTGCAGCCACAGGCCGGGCATACGGTTCACCTCGCCGGGCCGGCACTTCCGGTTGGACGGATGGCCGCAGTTCCACAGCACGAGGGAGGACCAGTTCTTGCGCCGGTAACGGGTCTGCTGAACGCCGTCCATCTTCCGCAGTTCTTCCGGGTCGTGACGGTGCTGGACGCACATGACCGCGTACTGCTCGTCGGCCAGCGCGAACAGTTCGCTGATGGGTGCGGTAAACAGGAAGTCGCAGTCGCAGAACAGCGCCCAGCCCTTGTAATTCGACAGGTACGGCACGAGGAACCGCGTGAAGCTGAACTGCGTGGAAAACGGCGCGCCCGTCACGTCGTCCACATACTGCGTGTGCTCGCGGTGATACGGACGGCGGTAGACCTTGCTGACTCGCGGGTCGTCCCACTTGAGCATACTCACCGGCAGCGGCGACCAGCGGCGGATGCTGTAGGCACACACCTCGGCGGCGACGTGCTCGCGGGGGTCATAACCGATGTAGATCATGCTTCCACCCACACCATGACCGCCTGCGCGTTCTCGTCCCGCTGCGCCAATACGATGTCGAACCGCTCGCACAGCTTCGGCAGCCACCACCGCATCGGCTGCTGGATCAGGTGCGCGTTACGGCCATCGGGGAGTTCCTTCTTCGCCGGCCCCGTCGCAATCGTGAACAGCCCGACGCGCTTCGTGACCCGCTTCAGGTCGTCCAGCACTGCGTCGAGGCAATCGGGCTCGATATGCTCCAAAACGTCGTTGCAGCATACGAGGTCGGCGGGCTCTGGCGTGGCCGAGAACTCCGGGATGGCGGGGTCGTAGTTCGTCACGTCGAACCCGCCCAACAGCAGAGCACCGCGCAACATGCCCTTGCCGCAGCCATAGTCGAGGATCGAGCGCGCTTCGTACTTCGCCGCGATCTTCTCGACGGTCTGCGCCCATTTCGAGCCGCTGAGCCGGCCGTAGTCAGGCCGCTCGGCGTGAAGCTGCGCGTTCTGCTTCCGGTAATTCTCGGTAATCAGCAAGGCCATCCGCCACCTTTCCGATGGTTTCATCCCAGTTGGCGCACTTCTGCCGGAACAGCCGCACGCTGCGATACCAGGGCATCGTCTCGCCCGTACCGCCATACCGCCACGCATGCCCCGAGGGCACCAACACCCAACACGGCACGCCCAGCGCGCCGGCAATGTGAATGGCAGTCGTGCAGACGCTGATGACGAGGTCGCAGGACGCCACCAGCGCCGCCACGTCATCCATGTCGTCCGCCTCGGCCTCGGGCCAGTGATGGATGCCCATCTCTGCCGCGTCGGCCGCCGCCTGCTTCGTGTATTGCAGGCTTACGAAGTCGCAATCGTTGGCGAGGATCGGCTTCCACTGCTCCGGGAGGATCGAGCGAAGGTCGATGCGGGTGTTCTGCCCGCCGCCCTGCCACGCCACACCGACGCGCAACTTGCCCTCGGGCAGCCGGGCGCGGATCGCCGCCACCTTATCCGGGTCAACCCTCAGATACGGCGTGCCGGGGAACGACTCGACGGACGGGCGGAACAGCATCGGCAGCGAGCCGAGGGGGCAATAAGCCTCGGGATCGACGCCTCCGGGAAGGTCTTTGCCCTCCAGGTCATGCGTGCCGACAACCATCGCGTTTGGGAACGAGCGGGCGAAAAGGCGTTCCAGCCGCGGCGCACATTCAATAATCGGGTGCTTATGCAGCACGTTGAGCACATCGTTGACGCACGAAGCGAACATGATCTCGTCACCGAGGCCCTGCTCACCGTGAATGACGAGCCGCTTTGTCGGGTCGCCATCCCACATCGGCGGGTTGCCGGGGTAGTGCCGCTGCTTGCAGACGCCCGACGTGACGAAGCGCCGGCCCTCATGCAGCTCCCACACATGGCGGGAGATGATGCCCTTCTCCAGATAGCCGTTCGCCAGGTTCCACTGGACGTTCGCGTCGTCGCGGTTGAGCGCATATGCCTTGCGCGCGTACTTGATGACTTCCTCGTAACGCCCGCTGTTCATCACCGCGGCGGCGGCGTTGCTCAGGTGCAGCGCCTCGTTCGGGTCCATCTCGTGGGCCTTGAGGTGCGCCTTCAGCGCCTCCTCGTTTCGCTGGCAGTTGGTCAGCGCCACACCGAGTTGCATCCATACGAACGCATGTTTGGCGACTTCGGGGTTGTTCAGCGCCTGGCGGAACATCGCCACGGCAAGGCCGTTGCGGCCGGTCAGCAGCGCAACCAGGCCGAGGCCCTGGAGCGCGCGCCCGCTGTTGGGCTGAATGTCGAGGTATTTGACGAGGATTTTCGAGGCGTTCTCAAAATCGTTCACGTCGATGAACTTGAACGCCGCATCGATCATTTCTTCAGAACGAACCTTGAAACTCTGATGCCTCATGGGAACTCCTGAAGGGATTGGGGGAGGGTTGCCCCTCCCCCTTCCGTTTACGGCGTCGAATCCGCCATCGTGTACCAGACAGTGATCTTCATCGACGCAGAGGCCGAGATCGCCACCGCATTCACGGCGCAGACCCAAGCCCACTGCGGGCTTGCCGCGTCGCCGATGTCCACCGTGTACGGCAGCTTTGCGAGCGTGCCGCGGAACGGCAGCGTCACCGTGGACAACGACGTGTCGCCCAGCAGTGCCGAGGCCGTCAGCGTGGCGGACCCGGAAGTCGAACCCTCCGGGATGACCAGACCCAGCGTGTAGGTCTGATCGGCAGCGGCATCGTCGGCGAAGAACATGAAATCGACGATGGTCGCCCCGTGCGGCACGCGGCAGAGCAGGAACACGCTCGCAGCCGTGCCGGTGGTGGCAACCGTGATCGTGCCGGTTGCCGACTGTACGCCCGTGTGATTCGCCCGAACTGCGTTGTTGCGCGGGTAAATCTGGGAACCAGTGAAGGTCGTCATGCCCTGGCCCTCCTTACGACGCGCTATAGGTGGAAATGACGATGGTGGCGAAGTCGTTCGCGTTGAAGCGCGTCTTCTTCAGCCCCCAGATCATCCCGGCAGACACGCCAAACTTGTTGCCGTAGTCGAACGTCTCCTCGACCCACGTCATGCGGTCCGAAGAGTTGTCCTGCCCGTACGCCATCGTCACGGCCTGCGCACCGCAGAACACAGCCCGACGAACGTCCGACTCGGACGGGGCCAGCGGAATACGCGTGGACTCGTGAATGATGGTGTTGTTGTAGATGCCCAACGCACCCGTGAAGATGCCGTTGTCCATCTCCCCGCCCTGGACGCGGGCCTTCTGCGCATCGAACCACGTGATGCGGCCGGTGCTCACGTCCGTCTTCAGGTCCTTGACCTGCTGCGGGTGCAGGAACGCCACGTAGTACTCGCCGCCCTGGTACTTGATCGGGCGGATGGCCGGCGTGCCCGTCTTCG